GATAAAGTTACCTTTGCCCCTACGAGTGTCTTGTGCAATTACGTTAGCATCACGTTCAATGTTGAACATGAGGCCTTTGAAGCGTTCTACAGACCAACGTCCGTTTGAGTCAACGTCAAGGTCAAAAGTACCCTGAGTTGCAGTTGAAGCAGAACCCTGCTTGGCAACCTTGTAGATAGTACGAATAACTTCACGGTTGATTTCAGCGAGAATTTCCTGAGAAAGAATGTTGCTCAGTTCGCTTTCTGCGTCAAGACCATGAATTGCTTTCAGGTCCTGGGCAAGTTCAACAGTGTATTCTGCTTTGAGAGCACGTGACTTAGCAGTTACAGTGGTCTTCTCAATGCTGAATGCCATTTCGTTTAAAGTAGCACCATCGTCAGCGCCAATGTTTTCAGCGACTGAAGTAGCAACACCAGTACCAGTAGTGTAAGCACCGTCAACTGGGTTTTTACCAGCGTGTGTACCTGTACCAGAGAAGTCAGTGTCGGCTTCGTTAAATAGTGCTTCAGTACCAGACTGGCTAGAGTAGTGTGACTTCATAGCGAAGATCAAACCAGTAGGACCAGTCATAGGCTGTACACCAGCTACGTCATAGGCCATCAAGTTAGGCAATGCTCGTCTAACTAAGCTGATGAGGATTGGATCGTAGTTGTCAACACCAGCACCAGTTTGGTTGGCGTGAGTTGCTTCCATGATGCCACGCTCTTCACGGAGCGCTTTTTCTTGGTTTTCGAGAACAACCGCAGTTACTGATCTCTTGTACGAATCTTTGATGTCAGGCAATGATTCGTGCTTAAGAACAGGTTCCCACTTCTTCTCAATCTGTTCAGATAAAAACATTGAAGTTTCTCCTTATTGTTGTTATGAAATAACTATATTATTTATAATAAATTAAAATTTGGTTGACTTGCTGAGAGCTTGAGCATACTTGCTCATAATGCTGTTGGTGTTCTCAGATAGTGCAATTTCTTCTACAGAATCTTCCAGTACTTCAGAAGTTTCTATTGATTCTTTACGGAAATAGTTTTCCTTAACTACTTCGAGCTTAGTCTTATAAGACTCGGAACTAGTATATGAAATGTCCTCTACCATAGTAGCAAATTTCTCTGCATCAGTATCGGCCAAGTCTTCAGAAACAGTGTCAAAAATACTCTGCTTCTTTAGTGCTACAGCTTCTTCGTTAAGATCAATATTTTTCTGAACCTGTTCATCTAACTTAGTCTGGAGATCGTCGAGTTTAGACTGCATTTCAGTCATAACGTCATACTTTTCTTCAGGCACTTCAATGTAGTGCTCAGTGAAAACTTGCTGTAATCCTTTGATGAAAGACTCAGTGATTTCATTACGGAGACCGTTTTCAACCGCTAGTTCGTTTTCTTTCATCCAATTCTCTGTAACATAGTTGAGATACTTGTCGATGTTCTCAACCATTTCATCCAGTTTAGATTCAAATTCAGCGTTAGCCTGTTCCTCGAGTTCTGCCTCGATGGCCTCTACTTCATTTGCTACACGGGAAGTAACAACTGCTTCAAAAATATCAGCTGCTTTAGTTTTGAATTCTTCTGTGAGGTTTTCGTCACCTGCAAAGAGAGCTTCGAGGTCAGCTTCAAACAAAGAATCATCTTCGTATGCAACTTCATCTTCTACTTCTACTTCTTCTTCAGTAACAACTTCCACATCTTCCTCAACGGCTTCGTCTTCTACAATTACTTCTTCATCGTCAAGTTCTGCTTCTTCTTTAGCAACATTTCCGGCAGAAGCCTTCTTCATTACATCAGTTTCGCTTGGCTTGTCGTTGACAAAGTTTGCAGGAGCTTCTTTAGCACCATTGCCAGCCGGAAGAGTAGTATCCTTGCCTGCCTTAGCCGACGCTGCCTTACCCACGGTAGAAGTCAAACCGCCCTCTGCATTACCAGTACCACTTAGGTCCTGTTGCTCAGGGTTTGCGTTTGAATCGCCTTGAGTAGGGTTTTTGTCGTCACGAGCAGTGAGCTTGTCTTTAGGACGGTTTGCTGAACCTTCCATAAGCTCTCTGATTTTAGACTCTACACCCATTGTTTTATCTCCTTTCGGTTTAGATTTAAAACTGTCTAGTATATTTATACAAATTAAATATTAGATAACTTATCTAAGAACGCCTGAAATGCCTTTATTTTGGCCTCAGTTAAGTTCTTAGAAGAAGTATTCTTAATAAACTTCTGTGTTTCTTCGATTTCTCTTTCTTGCCAAGCACCTTTGACAAACACCCATTCTCTGCCTTCCATAATGCCTTGTACATAAGCATCAGGAGCTGAAGGGTCAGCAACAATGTCGGCTGCTGTGGCAAGCATAAAGTCATCTTGTACTTCATTGATGCCATTTCTTTCTTTAAGAGAACCGAGACCACGAGAACTCACACCGAGTCCAGCGCCTTCTTTAATAAGGCTCGCTGCAATATTACCC